GAGTCGGACCTTCCAGTCCACGGCGTGGCCCCCAGACCCGTGGAGTTCACTGCCCTTTGTCCACAAGGAGACTCCCACGAGCTCCTTACCAAAGAGTCCTTCCCTGCCTCCGCTCGACCGGACGTCCCGGTTCAGGGCAGAATCCCAAAGATTGCTGACCCAATCATCCTGAACCCCAGAGATGCGGCGACGGTCAGGAACAGGACCAAGCATTTCAACGTTCGTTGCGCGGCTGAACCACAGTCGAGGATCCGTGCCAAGAAAGGTAAGGTGGAAGTGATGGACCAGGAGACGTACTACTGCATCAAGGAGTACGATCCAGAGATCCTCCTCAATCCACCTGCAGACGCCGTCACGCCCCTCACCCGAAGGAACCTGCAGAAGCTGAACGAGTATGCCTCCGAGTACAACGGGACCGGAGCATGCATCAAAAAGAACAAGATCGTCAGCTTCAAGGAGTGCCACGGCTCGAAGAAGGTCACCCGCGTGTCTTTCACTACCAAGTAGGATGGACACGAATTCGAATTCTCCAAGCACTCTTTGAGCACCAAGGTTCAAGCCATCTGTCGCCAACTCTCCGGCCGGGTCACACCGGACCGGAAGTACTTGAAGATCCTCCAGCGGGTCGCTCGAGAGTACTGGGACGAAGTCTGGCCACAGCTCCGCAGCGCGATTCGCTCCCACAAGTTCTAACCCCTTGACTACCCGAAGAAGTTCCCATCTTCAAAGGCGGTCAAGTACCAGAACAACATCCACGCCGTCCTGGACGACAAGATGTCACTCCCCCGAGACTTCATTGGTGAATCGATGGTGAAGACTGGAGAAGTCTACCTCACCAAGGACGAACTGGTCCCCGCCCGTGTAGACTCGGGTCCTGACAGAGCCAGACATATCGCCAACCCCAGTGACTGCACTCTCGGCATAGTCCAGGCCCTCTCCTCCCACGTCTAGCACGCCCTCACCCAAATCTGTCCATGGTTTGCATGCGGATGGAACACCCAAAAGTATGCAGACAAAATCATGAAGAACAAGTGGGGTTATGCGTTGAGCCTTGATGGTTCCGCATTCGACTCCAACCAGAAGGCGGACATCTAGGAGGCCTGTCAAGGCCCGCTCTGGGAGAAAGTCATCGAAGAGCTGCCCGCAATGCTCGATGAAGCTAACGCCAGATCCCCTCACAAGCTGGCGAAAGAAATTGCCGCGCACCTCCGTTCCACCACCAATCAGCTTTTCGCTCACTTCCCGGGCATCAATGCGGAATGGAACTCCCGGCAAATCGAGGCCTTCACCAAGTCAGGAATCCGGGGCAACCGGGAAGACTGGCTCCCGATCACCCTTCTCGGGACTACGTTCTCTGGACACTCGTTCAGAACCACCATCGGCAACAGCATCGATTCCTACATGTACATGCGTGTGGCCTTCGAACTTGCCACAGGCCGTAAGCCGACGTCCAAAGACTGGGATGTTTACGTGTCCGGGGACGATGTCGTAGCTCTCGGGAAGAAGAAGGTTCTCAACGACGTGGGGGAGAGTTACAAGCTCCTGGCGTACGAGAAAAAGTACTGCCCGCATCCCTACGGACTCGGCCAAGTCTTGAGCTCCTATTCGGTCACGGAAAAGAGAGACACCACTTTTTGCTCCAAGATTTTCTCGGATGAGAATGGAGGTGTCTGCTCCCCCGACATCCGGAAGGCCCTTTCGACCAAGGCCTACTACCGCGGCTCCAACGACCAGATCCACCAGACACCCCGGATCCACGCTCTCGCCAAGATTCGAGCCTACGGTAGCGCGTCGGACGACCTGAACCTCCTGCTCACCCTTGCCGCCGATTCTCTCCCGCAAGTTGACGACGAGCGGAACCTTCTGGAAGATTACTGGGCGAGATCGGACTTCCGATTCCTCGGTGATCTAGCTGCCATGCCCCAAACTGTGGCATCCCAAGTGTCCTTACGACACACCACTTTCGTC